GCGGGCGGTAGCGGTGTTATCTATATAAAAATACTTCAAAGTTATGTAAATTTTTAGAAAAAATATATTTTTTCACTGTATAATATATAATACAAATGGCTAAGACAATAAGAAAAAGCAAAGGTAGTCAGAAGATGTACGTTATGAAGGGCTGTTATAAGGGCGTAGCCCGACCGAAGACTGTAAGACGACCTAAGGGCTCAAGACCTAAGTCTGTAAGACCTAATAAAAAGTCTGTAAGAAGACGAAGACAACAACAAAAAAGTATTGGAAGAGGAAGAAGCATCGGGCTTGCAGGTGGTAATTGTACTACTTGTCAAACATTCAATGGTGGATCTTCAACAAATGCGTTAATTGGTGCTCCTTGGTCTGCAACAGATGGTCAGACTCAACCTCCTAGCAACCATTATGCTCAAAATATGTATAAATCGGATCCCCAAATGATGATGGAGGTCAGAGGGGGAAAGGGTAGTAGGGGTCAAGGTACTAAAGGAAGAAGAAGACTTAGACTTAAAGGTGGTAGTGGATTAATGAGTTTGGTTCCAGCAGATTTAGTCAATTTAGGCAGAGATTTGACATTTAATGCAAGTAGTGCGTACAGTTCGCTAACAGGTGCTACACAGCCAGTGAATCCCAGTGTAACTGAAGGGCAATTACAATCGTCAGTTAATTTAAATAAAATTGTGGTTTAAAATAGATTTTGGGTCTTAGATTTTTATAAAAAAGAAAAAGAAAATAATATATTGTTAATACATAATATGGCATTTCCTCGCTCAATAAATGAATTGTGTACTCCCGCATACATATACTTTATTATTTCCGTTGTTGGTATTGTTTTAATGGCCATTCAAAATTTAGGCAACTCTACAAGATACTGTTTAGGCAGTTTTGCATGCGAGGTGCCAAGTACTATCATGGTTTTCGTCGTTAAAATTCTGTATGTGTTGTTTTGGGCCTGGTTGCTTAACTTGATGTGCAAAGATGGTCACAAGAATATCGCTTGGTTCCTTGTTATATTGCCGATTGTTCTTTTCGCTGTTATTATTGGAATGCTTATGATGTACCAAAACGACAAGAAAAAACAAAAGAAGCATTCTGGTTGCAATAAAAGATAAATTTTAAAGAAAGAGACAAATATATTTTATAATAGATTTATATAAAATATGTTAAAAACAATATTAGGTCTCCTTGCCGTAATAGTTATCGCCATTTTATCATCCATGCTTTTAGATGAATCAACTATGTCATATTTTCGCAGCGATCATGTGTCTATAATTGATCAAACAAATTTGCTTCTACCGGATTCAAATGCTAACTCAAATACTTTTCTCATGAATTCTAATGTTTCAGATGATGTTCCATTACACTTCTAAAAATAAAATAGTTATTTAAAAATCTTACTATAATATATATTTGTAAATGAATACAAGAGAGAAAAGTAATTCAAAAAAGAGGAGAAATAATATAACAAAGGGAAAAAAGGGTTTAAAGACAACTTATGAAAAGAATGGCTGGATATATGTTTCAGTTAGCGGCAGCCCTGAGGATCGCGGTTACGCATATGGACAAAGCATTTCCAACCATATGAAGAAAGTCAAAGAAATACTTGATTTTATGACATATAACGATTACGGTATCAAATGGGATTTCTTTGTTAGAGCATCCACTAAGTATTTTCTTCCAAATATTAAAAAGAACTATTCTGAATTTTATGAAGAAATGGAAGGCTTTGCCAAAGGCTGTACTGATGCAGGCACTCATATGACCATTGATGAAGTAGTTGCATGGAATAATTATTTCACATTGATTGAGGGCTGGTTTAATAATATGCCAGGTAAAGAATATGAAGAAGTCTATGGCCAAAAAAAAGATGGGTCCGATAAGGTTTTTTCCAAGGAAGGAGGAGCACAGGAGAGATGCAGTGCATTTATGGCAGTCGGTGATTGGACAGCAGATGGTAAAATAGTGATGGCACATAATAATTTCTCTAATTTCATTGACGGTCAACTCGCCAAAATTGTTCTTGATTTGAATCCAGCAAAAGGCAACCGTATGTTGCTAATGGGCTTCCCAGGTTGGATTTGGTCAGGAACCGATTTTTTTGTCACTAGTGCCGGCATTATGGGCACAGAAACGACCATCGGAGGCTTCAATAAATACGAAAATAATATACCCATTTCATGCCGTATGCGTCAAGCGATGCAATATGGTAACACATTAGACGAATATGAACAAATATTGCTAGAAGGTAATTCTGGGGATTATGCAAATTCGTGGCTTTTTGGCGACACAAATACGAATGAAATAATGCGCATTGAACTGGGACTAAGGTATCACAATACAGAGCGCACCAAAAATGGGTATTTTATCGGATTCAATGCGCCGTATGATCCGCGAATTCGAAATCTAGAGTGTACAAATACTGGGTTTGACGACATAAGACGGCATCAAGGAGCGCGTCGCGTTAGACTAAACGACTTAATGGACAAACATAAGGGTAAATTGGATATTAAAACAGCACAAGATATTATTGCAGACCATTATGATGTCTACCTAAATAAAGAGAATCCTTGTTCGCGCACATGTTGCAGCCATTATGAAATGGATGCCAGAGAATATATGTCAGATCCTTCAAGACCGAAACCCTATCAACCGAGAGGCGCTTTAGACGGAAATGTTTGCGACACGACAATGGCAAAAGCGATGTCATTTAGTTTAAGATGGGGTAGTTCATGTGGCACCCCTTTTGACAAGAATAAGTTCTGTGATGAACACAGGGAGTGGGCATATTTGAGCCCATATTTGGAAGACAGACCGCAACAACCGTGGACGACATTTGGCATTGAAGATGGATTAACGAAGTCTAACAGTAAATCAAGATCTAATCTGCGAATAAATGGAAAATCAAAAACGAAACGGTTACGTAAACTTAGATAAATTACTAAAAATGTATTTTATTATTAAAAAGACTTAAATATAATTATACATATTATATAAATGCAGCAAAGTCATACCAAATACATTAATAAAATTTTACCTGTAAATTCAATAATAAAATATAATAATATACATTATGAAATTGAAGAAATTTACAAAACAAATAAAACATATAAAATTAAAAATATTGAATTAGATGATACTACAATATTTAAAAATATACCCCAATATGATTGTGAAATAATTACAATACCAACCCATCATCAAAATAACATAAAGACGTTTAATAATTTTCGTTTAAAATATAATAAGACTATTGATTATTTATACAAAAAAACTTTATTAGGATCTCAATTTAAAAATTTACAATTTAAAAATATGTTAGAAATTATAGATTTAAAATGTGGTATAACAATACATCATTTATATGGTGCATTGTTTTATCTTAAAAAAACACAAGATATGTCAATAGAAATACATAATTTACTTGTAAATCCTTTTGATTTTATTAAAGAAGAAAAACAATTAATTAGTTATTTAACTGCAACAAAAATTTGCGATCAATTAAATATTGTTATCCCATTTCAAATACTATGTGAAAAATGGTCATTTTATCATATTATTCACACATATAACTCATTTTATATTGATTCAAAAATATTTTATAAAGATTTTGAAAAATTATGTCTTAAAAATAATAAGAAATATGAAGAATATTTAAATATAATAAATACTATTACAATTAAAAAATATATAGATGGCAATCAATATATTACTACCCAATATTTGTATGATTATGAAAAAAATTTATCATCAACATTAATTGATTTATATTCTGACAAGCAAACTGATATAGATGTTGATTCAATTGATGATTTAATACTTAGTTTTGAAGAATATAAGTCAAATACCGAAGATTTTAAAAAAAAAAATCCGGGCAAAAAATATTATCTTGATTCTGAACAAAAAACAGCAGTTAAAAATACATTAACTAATTGTTTAAGTTTAATAACAGGTTTTCCCGGAACAGGAAAATCCTCTATAATTGAATGTATATTATATATTTTAAATATAATTAATCCAGAAAATAATGTTAGCATTATGTCTCCTACTGGATTGGCTTATGTAAATATAAAAAACAAGTGCTCTAATAAGGAAAATGATATAACTAAATATTATTTTAATGAAAAAATATCAGGGACTTGTCATAAAACATTATATAATACATTTCCTAATATTGTAACTAAACTTAATATACAAAAATCTAATCAATATTATAACGAGTATTATATTTCAGATGATGATGAAGAAGATGATGTAATTATAATACCAAAAATTATTGTTGTTGATGAATTTTCAATGATGGATATATTTATGTTTAATGAATTAATTCATTACTGTAAACTTTTTGAAGTTCATTTAATACTAGTTGGAGATTATAATCAACTACCTTCAATTGGTCCAGGTTGTATATTAAATAGCATTATTGAAACAAATAAAGAATATGAACTTTTTAATATTACAAATTTAATAAAAATAAAAAGACAAGATGAAGGGTCATTATTGAAAAATATTATTAAAATGACAGATGTAGGATTAGTTAAAAATGATTTTATTGATGAAACAATGCAATTTATTGATATTTCTTCATTTTTAAATGCAAATAATACTATTAGTAATACTGTTTTATTAGAATTTATTAAGTTACACGGTTTTAATAAAGAAAATTCTAAATTTTTATCATATTTTAATGGTGAAAGTGAAAAATCAAAATCTCATCCAACAAATGTATTAGAGTTAAATAAAATATTACAATGTAATTTTAACCCAAATGGTTTACAATTAGAAAAAAGACAATATGATGCATTTGCATATAGAATTGGAGATATTATAATACGAACTGAAAATGAAACAAATGAAAAAGGTTTTAGAGCGAATGGTGAACAAGCAAAAATATTGTCCCTAGACTATGATAACGGTACTGTAGAAATAAAATATTTATATGATAATGATATTGTAAATATTAAGTTAGATAAATTTCATAATGAGTTTAAACTTGCATATGCTTTAACGGTTCATAAATCACAAGGAAGTCAATACGAAAATATTATAATATTTGTTGAAAAAAATAGTTATGTTTGGGATAAGCCTGCATTATATACCGCTATTTCACGCGCCACTGAAAAATGTTTTATTATATCAGATTATAATGAGTTTTTGAGCGTTCAAAGAAATAATAAAAGTTCAAAGAAACCAACATTATTTTTACGCGAAATTGAAGATTTATATGATTTTTCATAAAGTATTTAAAGACTATATTATGTATTTTAATACATGTATCTGTTAAAACATATTAAAGACAATTTAAAATATTTAATATATTTATCATTTTATAAAAACAATGAATCAACCCATATTCAAAATAGGCGACCATATTTACAAAATACAAAATGGATTTCCTGATACCTCTTCTGTATACACCATTTTAGATATTAGAGAAGTCAATGGAGGCAATTGGCACGATGGCTACACCATCAGTTATATTGCAACAATTCAAACCCCTGATATTAGAGATACAGAAGAATATACTCTTCGGTTTGTCAATTACATGTGTCAAACAGACTTGTATTTTGTTTGCAAAGTGAATAATTAATAATTAATTACAGTTATCTCTCTTATTCTATCTTTTCATTAGAAGTAGGGATAGATACTGAGTCTTCAATTATTTTAAGGTTATGTCTCTCTTTCTCCTTCTCTTTCTCTTCATTATGCATTCTAATCGCTTTTTTTACAATATAATAAAACCAATAAATGTTCAATAATGTAGTTGTAAATGCTCCTGCAAAAATATATTTTTTAACATTATTTTCAGGATTAACCATATACATGAGCGTTAAATATGGAGATATCACAAGTCTAAAAAGAAAAAAAGTTACTATAAATGTTATATCAATCCACTTTTTTTTAAGAGGACGCAAATTTAAAAATATACTGGATGTTTCTACTCCCATAACTAAATAACCGCTCATCATTATATCATTATGATATGTACCAATGCATCCAGCACAAAAAAATACTCCGTGTATAATATTGTCTATCTGCTTACTTTTAAACCCTATATATACATCATAAAAACTGTAACTAAATGATACAAATGGAATCAATAAGAATATTTGAGGCATTTCTTTCACAGTCCCATTAAAATCATAAATCAATGATGGATACAACAATAATCCAATGTTAGTTCCTAAGCCTGAAATAACAGAATGAATTAATGCTGAATTTATTATTCTATCATTTTTAAATAACTTTTTAGTATCAATATAAATAAAAAATAAGAGAGAAGATAAAACGAAACTTAATTCTGCAACCACACGTAACGATGTCATTTTCTTTATTATAATGTTTTATGTATTATATTATATTAATCATTTGTATTTAATATGCTTTGATATATTTTATGTGGAAAACAAGATAAAAAAATAACATTATAATAATATATTACATAATGAGTAAAAGAGAGAACAGTAATAAAAGATCAAATTTTGAAGATACTCAAATGTTAGACTCCGATTCCGAAACTATCTCCTGGAACATCATTGATAAATATTTCAAGGAAAATCCATATAATTTAGTCGCACATCATTTAGATTCATACAACAACTTTTTTAGTAAAGGTATCTTTCAAATTTTCCTGGAAAACAACCCCATTCGTTTCATAGAGAGAGATGATGATATTGAAAACGACAAAAGAAATCAATGTCTCTTATATCTTGGCGGAAAAGCCGCTGATAAGATCTATTTCGGCAAACCCATTATCTACGATGACAGCAGTGTGAATGGCATTTCTGATCCATATCCTCATTATATGTATCCCAATGATGCGCGTCTTCGTAATATGACCTATGGAATCACCATCCATTATGATGTAGATGTGGACTTTATTTATTACAAAAATGGAGAGAAGATTGAGATAAGTAGAACACTGGAGAAAATCTATCTAGGACGTTTCCCCATTATGCTTCATTCTAATCTCTGCATTCTTCGCGGACTCGCAATAGAAGCCCGGTTTAATTTAGGCGAATGTCGCAATGATTATGGCGGTTATTTTATTATTGATGGCAAGGAAAAATGCATTCTAAGTCAAGAAAAATTTGCCGACAACATGCTCTATGTGCGCAAAAATAAGGAAGGCGAATTATACAGCCATTCGTGCGAGGTTCGCTCTGTTTCTGAAGACAGTTCTAAACCAATCCGTTACACATCTGTTAAAATGATTGCTCCAGGTGCGACCTTTACAAACGAACAAATCGTCGTTGATATTCCCAATATTAAAAAACCTGTCCCTCTTTTCATTTTAATGCGTGCACTTGGTGTCATTTCTGACAAGAAAATCATTGAATATTGTTTACTTGATCTAGATGCGAACTCCAATATGATTGATTTGTTTATCCCATCGGTTCACGATGCCAGTAAGATTTTCACCCAACACGCAGCATTGGAATATATGCGCCATCTCACAAAGCGAACTACCATAACCGCTGTAATTGATATTTTAATGAACTACTTTTTACCTCATATCGGTGAAGACAACTTTCTGAACAAAGCGTATTACATTGGTCTTATGGTGAATAAACTGCTTAGAGTTTATATGGGTCGTGAAAAACCGACTGATCGCGACAATTTCAAATTCAAGCGTGTAGAAACATCTGGTACCCTTATTTACGATTTGTTTCGTGAGTTCTTTTTGCTACAAAACCGCAGTATCTTTTTAAAAGTAGATAAAACTTTTTATTATCATCCTGAAAAATATCGGCAAAATTTCACCAGTTTAATTGAAGACAACTATAAAGAAATATTTAAAGAGAGAACTATTGAACAGGGGTTCAAACGCGGCTTCAAGGGCGACTGGGGTTCCGATGCCAATACGAAACGGCTTGGTCTGGTTCAGGACATCAATCGCTTATCATGGTTCACCTTTATTTCTCATTTGCGAAAAATCAATTTGCCACTGGATTCATCGTCTAAAGCGGTCGGTCCCCATATGTTACACAGCAGCCAATGGGGCATCATTGATCCAGTTGATACGCCAGATGGCGGCAACATTGGTCTTCATAAACATATGGCAATTAGCACTTCTATTACCAGCGGTTGTTCTGCGTATCCATTGATTAAGTGGTTACGTGCGAATACGTCTCTCAAGTTGTTACAAGAGTGCACACCTAAGTCTATTGCCGCGATGACCAAAATAATGATAAATGGAAACTGGATTGGTGTCCTAGATAAACCAGTGGAAACCGTTAATATTCTAAAACTATTTCGCCGCAATGGTGTCATTCCTGTTTACACAAGCATTTCATTCAGTTATGAAACCAACATCATTTATTTATACACAGACGGTGGTCGCCTTACGAGACCCATTTATTACCGAAATGTCAAGCAAGAATCGGACGGTAAAATAACATACAAAAATCTTTCATTTAACGACTCTATGATTAGAGCAAAAATAGAAAGCAGACAATACACTTGGTCTCAAATCGTCTCCGGTTTTGAATCTAAAAAGGACCCAGAATTCAGCATCAGAAACAATATACTTTACGACACTCACATGCTTTACCCCAAGTTTAATTCATTGAAGGAATTATTGGATATGTTTGAGTCCAAAAAAGGCATTGTTGACTTTATGGACACATCTGAAGCCGAAACCGCTTTAATCGCCATGTATCATGATAAAATTGACGAGAATAAGTTTTACACCCATGCAGAAATTGATCCATCCTTTATGTTTGGTGTTTTAGGCAATTCTATTATTTTCCCTGAAGCCAATCAGTTGCCACGTAATGCGTTTTCTTGCGGGCAAAGCAAACAAGCGGTCTCTGTGTATCATTCTAATTATCAAATGCGCGCTGACAAAATGGGGGTTGTCTTGCTATACGGACAGACACCTCTAATCAAATCGCGATATTTGGAATATATTAATCACGAAGAGCAGTCTTATGGTGTCAATGCCATTGTGGCGATCATGAGTTACACTGGATACAATGTGGAAGACGCCATTTTGATTAACAAGGGTGCTGTAGATAGAGGTCTTTTCAGAACCACTTATTACACGAGTTACGAGGCAAGAGAAGAAAGTGCCAAAGTGTCTGGAACAACGGTCAACACTTTCTTCTCTAATATAGAATCCAAACCCAAAGTAGATCGTTTGAAAGAGGGTTATGATTACAGCAAATTAGATGAATTTGGATTAGTCAAAGAGAATACACAAATAGATGAAAAAATCGTGTTGATTGGCAAATTAGATTCCAATGTTGACTCTAAGGGTGAATACACAGACAACTCCGTTTTCACGAAAAAAGGGCAACTCGGCTATGTTGATAAATCATTTATTTCCGAGGGCGAGGAGGGGTTCCGAATTGCTAAAATTCGCATCAGAGAGGAGCGTCTGCCTGCCATTGGTGACAAAATGGCGTCACGTTGCGGGCAAAAGGGTACTTTAGGTCTAATTGTCGCGGAAGAAGATATGCCTTTCACTGCTGACGGAATTCGTCCAGATCTAATCATTAATCCACATGCGCTCCCGTCTCGTATGACAATTGGCCAACTCATTGAAAGTCTTTTTGGCAAAGCGTGTGCCGAATATGGATCCTATGGTGACTGCACTGCGTTCAGATCCAAGGGTTCTAATTACAAAACATATGGTGAAATGCTAACCAAGTATAATTTTCATTGTTCTGGTAATGAAATCATGTACAACGGCTTTACAGGTGATCAAATATACTCGGAAATATATATTGGACCTACATACTACATGCGTTTAAAACATATGGTTAAGGATAAGATTAATTACAGAGCAACGGGCAAACGCAGTGCTCTAACGCGACAGACAAATCAGGGCCGTGCAAACGATGGTGGTCTGAAAATCGGTGAGATGGAGCGCGACGGTATTATGGCAAATGGATTATCTTATTTCTTGAATGAATCATATATGGTTCGTGGCGATCAATATTATTTGGCAATTTGCAACAAGACAGGCGCGACAGCAATCTACAACACAAATAAGAACATATATTTGAGTCCTTTTTCAGATGGTCCACTAACATTTAATAAA